TGTCTATTGTTTTAGGAATACTTTGTTATTTGTTTGTGCTCTATTATTTGGCGCACCCCTCCTTGTTTAAATAAAAGACCCCTTGGTCACATTATTTTGCATACGATTTGCTGTCGTTTTTATCCTTTTTTTCATTGATTGCATCTGACTTCTTTTTATAGTCCGCTTGTTCTTCCTTCATCTTTGATAAATCTTTGTCGCATCCTCTTATGGACATGTTATAAGACACCACCACCATTAACAAGATGCCTGTATAAATATACCACAACGACTCACCAATATTATCCTTCCTCATCACTAGCGAAAACAAATGCTGTTTCTTTTTGAATAATTCATCATCTTGAATCGTTGGTTGGAAAGTTGGTTTCAACACTGCCCAGATGGTGTGGAAATTATCTGGGTTCATTGTATTGATAAGCACCCCTTTGTCGCCATATACTTTGGTCAAAAGGATAGAAGTTTCCCGTTTCTTTTCATCCGATGTTTTTTCAAATACCGCTTTGGAATCCGCTAACAATGTACCCAATATGTCGTTTGCTTCGCGCGCGATAGTGAAATACCCGATGACGTCACTGAACGCACTTTTCAAACCAGGGTAAACAATAAGTAGTCCCATCATCCCGCCAAATATCAGGGTCCATGGAACCATGGTCATCATAAATGAGATTAAAATGTTTTTCCCAACAGTACCCCCACATTTATTGACAATAGTACTTATATTGAACCCACATTGCACAATAACCACAAACAAGAAGTAGAGAGCTGCTCTTATCATGTTCGCTTTTGTGTACTCGGCGTAATTCTCGTATTTGGCGTCGTCATCGCCAACAAACCCAGTGCTTTTGTCACCGTCATTTGGAACATCTAAAGACAATTTCCCGCGAAAATAATAGAGGTATGTGGTAAATAAAAAGACAAATGCCGATAAATAACTAAGATCCATATAATAATGCAAACAATATAATTTAAGTTCGTGTCGCTATTTGCAAATATACTGTGAAATTAAGAAAGCATGTCTTCATATTCAATGTATGGGGAACAAATCCGACCTATGTTGACAGAACCAGGCGTGAAATATTTTTTAGGAAAAACGTTGCAAAATTGCAGCGAATTTAAAAATAAGTATCACAATTTTGTGGTGAACGCGTTATTATGTGCATCTTTTTTCATTATTTTAGGCGGTTTTTTGTTATACAAATACAAGGGTAAATTGTCCCCTTCGGAAATGGAGCAAAAAGAAGCGGAGAAAATGCAATATATATTATCTAAAATAAGCAACTATCAAATGGAAAAAAAACGAGAGTCACAAGAATTAATCACTGGTCTGCCTCATTGGGAGAACGAATATGAAACAGTTCGGACTAGAATTAGATGAACATGTAGAGAAGCGCCATTCAGTTGCGACAATATGCAATATAAAATATCGTGTTATATTATATATTATGAGTGAGTCCCAACCCATAAACATTACTCCTGGCACTGTCTTACAGGAAGAAGAACGAGATTATCCACCAAGTCCAGAGTATAGTAAAACGTCTCCCGCTGAAAACCAAGGAATTCAACAGTACAGTCCAGAGTATAGTAAAACGTCTCCTGCTGAAAACCAAGGGATTCAACAGTACAGTCCAGAGTATAGTAAAACATCCCCTGCTCCCCCTCCCACTTTACAAGAAGCAGAAACATTGATTAAAACGCGGACAGATTTTTATGACGCGGTGACAATGTACTATGGGTTGAAAACGCAATATCAACAGATAAAAAACGAGATGAAAAAGAAATTAATGGAAAAAAACAAAAAAAACAAGTCAAACAAAAGCGTGGAAACATTGCGTAATGAGTATAGGAAGAAACAACCCAAATGTATTAATTGCGAGAGGAAAGTGGGGACCATATTTGAGACTGAATTAAGGACCACTTATAGTGACGATGATTATCGAAGAACATTGGTCGCCAAGTGCGGGGATAAAAACGCCCCATGTAATTTAGACATACAGATATCTCTTCCTTTGGTAAACACCTACGACGAATCAATACTTAGTTCTGTAGAATTGATCGATAGTTTGAAAACTAGAATTATTAAAATTAAAAACGATGTAATGTTTGGGTATGAAAAGGAAGAAAATGCGATGAAAAGGTTCACAATTATTGGCAGTATTTTGGCAGACGAAACTAAATTCTTGGAAAAAACAGAGATGGCGAGAGAAGAATCAAGTGGTGAACGGGCGAAAAAAAAACGGTTAGATGATTCTGAGAGAATGCTAGAAAAGAACCTGGAAGATTTGGGGAACATCGTCGACGAATTTGAAGAGACACAAAATGAACACTTGGCGAAAGAGTGCGCGACACTTTATGTGGATGAAATACTTAAGAACGCGAAAACAGTTCTTGAATGCAAATTTGATTATAGCGAAATCGAATATAATGAAGATGACGAAACGTATCGGTTGGTTCAAATACCATTTTCCCTAAACAACAATCAAACTTATTCAGGGGAAGAAATATATGAGCGTGTGCTAAAATTTGTGAAAAATGACATTGATGCGACATCAAATAAAAAACTAAACAAAACAATGAAAAAACCGATCGCTAGTAAATTGGCGTTGGCGAAAACCAACTTGAAAACGAGGAAGCAAAAATTGAGAGGAGAACGCATCAAAAAGAAGCAATCTGGATCTACTGACACAGATTCCTCTCTAGATAGCGCGTCCTCACCAGAAAGCGCATCCTCTGAAGATAGCGCGTCGCTTGTAAACTCTGATACACTGTCGTCCGAATAATTATTAAAGATGGAAAAATAAGGAAAAAGCAATATATTCCTATTATATAGAATGATTTCAAATTACATCTCTCTCCCCATTTTTTTGATCTCTTTAGCGGTCGGGTTGTTTGTTGTCTACGTGTTTGGTCCAGAGAAAAAGATTGTCTATGTTTACCCGACACCTGAAAATGTTAAAAATATGTTGATTCGCGACAAAACAGGGGGTTGTTTTAAATACGAACCCACCGAGGTTACTTGCCCCACCAACTTGGAGTCGATTTTCATGCCACCTGTGCAGACATAAACGAGGGGTATGGGTTAAAAATATATTGTTTTGTTAAAATCAATATATTCTTATTATATAAACATGTTAAACCTTACCAAATTTGTGAAAACGGAATCAGGCAAAGCGATCATGTCTATTCTTTTGGGGTTTGGATTAGCGACGTTGTTTAGAGCAGTTTGCAAGGGAAAGAATTGTCTAGTCGAACATGCATGCCCCGCAGAAGAAACGGAGACTAAAGTATTTAAACACGACGACAAATGCTATCAATATAAAATGGTTAGTGCCTCGTGTAATACAAAAAAGAAAATATTCAACTTTGAATAAAGCTTCTGTATCCCAACAATGCGTACTAAAAAACGCTTAAGAATGTTTAGAGAATTATATGAGCGGCGTCACAAATATCAATGATCTTCCAGTAAACCCATCTATCGGGGGAAACGTGACAATGACCATTTCAGACGCGTCTTTGGCGCCACAACAACAACAACAACAACAACAACAACAACAGCAGTTGACATCTGGACAAGTTTCTTTAGACCAAACTACTATAAATCAAATTATCAATGGACTGCAAACTGCGAGCGCTTCCGGTGCCACACACCTTCCATCAAGAGACATCCCGATCAACACAGAAGACATTGTCAAGGACACGCGAATACTCCCCAATTATCTTCCTCCTGAACCACAACAAAGGTATATTAACCAAAGTGAAACCAATGAAGATATATTATATGAGCAACAGATAAAGAGTGGTCGCGCGAATTCATTGGATGAACTGTACGACGAGATTCAAATCCCTTTGTTAATTGGGGTATTATACTTTATATTTCAGCTGCCCGCAGTAAGAAAGACGTTGAATATATATATCCCTGCGTTGTTTAACATGGATGGAAACATGAATATATACGGGTTTCTTTTCACAAGCTCCTTGTTTGGCGGGATATACTACACGCTTCTAAAGACAATGAAATTTGTCAACCGTTGAACAATCCCAATTACTTAAATATGTTAAATTCGAATTTTTGACTGTTCGTTTTCTTCTTCTTGCGCGTTTTTTTGACATTGCTCGTGGGATTTAGCGTAGGAGTTTCAATAGAACCTTGTTGCGTTTTTTTTTGAATTTCTACAGGTCTGTAACGAAGAAACCACTCCTCGTATTCTTTTGTGTTCTTTTTATTTTTTAGTTCTACAAACTTGCTCGATTTTTTTGCACGAATTTCTTCGATTGTTTCTTGATGACCGATGCAATTCAAACTAAATCGTTTTAGCAACCCTTTTTGATTCAACCTATTTTTTTGCTGAAGTTCAAACAAGTAGTGCGACATACAATGTACTCTTTCAGGATCATAATTGTAGGCAAAATCCCCTACGTATAAAAATGCCAAATAAAAACTTAACATAGTATCTATTGTCGCTATATAAATGTCATTCGCACCTTGCGTGATAATATTGTAACTGTGGCAGGCAAGCGGTTCATAAATCATTGCGACCGTGTCTGACCCCACAGTAATTTCATAATGGGGGGAGATGATTTCGCCTATTCCTGGGAGTTTCTGCATTTTCACGCGCTTAATCCCTGCCTCAGATAACCGTTCTTTGAGTATTTCCGCCACCATCAATGGGTCTTCCGACAATACGTCGAAATCAGGATTTTTCTCAATGCGTTTAGATATTTTGTCGGGCAAATACTTTGAATAAAGAGACAGCGCGTATCCACCGAAAAATACACACCCTTGGTCGATAAGCGTTTGCTTTACCACATCATAGATAAGATCCCCCTTAACTCCATCCTCCATCTTCCTTTGAAACTCAACCGCGTCACAATGTTGTCCGCCAATAGGGTAATGTTTATTTAATATGCTTAAACGTTTTAGAACCTTTTCCCACCTACTTACATCCCCTGCAGGGCGCGACAATTCCAAGTACATCGACATTCTTAAATAGTTTGGAGGAGCGTACATCACACCATTGACACGTTTCGCCTCTTTTTTTAACTTTTTGTATAATTCTTCTGGAACACTTGTTATGTCTGCGACAGGGATAAAATTGACAAATACTTTGAATGTACCAAAATGTTGACCTGACTTTGCTTCGACTTCTTCAAACCCCGCATTAAAATATATGTCTGCAAGTTCTTTCGAATCTTCCAGCGCGGATGGCGAGAAGAAATCATAATCCGGAATTTCCAACTCTTTGTTATAAAACTGGTCTTTCTTGGGAAGAATGTTGTTTATTGCAGTCCCACCATAACATATCAAATTCTTTTTCTTAAGAAAATTCTCTACGATCGATATGATCTTTTGAACTTCGGACGAATTAACGATTTTCTTCCCTTGCACTTCTTCCGCTTCGTCCACCGCGGCCCTCAATATATGAAGTTCACAATCCTCGAAACTTAAATCAGTTGGACAGGTTGAATTTTTATCGAGAGACACGCGTTTGCTTGATGTTCTTTTTCTATGCTGATGATTATCATCATCGCTGCTACTGCCACTACTACTGCTACTGTCACTGTCATTGCCGTCGCTACTACTATCACTGTCATATGATCCGCGTTTTGTTTTTGATAGTTTTTTCCCAGTAGAAAAAAAAACAGGCGTCACTGCGCGTTTTTTTTTGGTTTTTGCATGATAAGGCATATATATTTCTCATACAAAATATTATCATAGATGTCTTAGACATTTTATATTTCAAAACTATAAAAATCAGTTTCTTTCTTCCTTGGTGCATAAGAAACTGCTTCTGTCTGCTGATCTGCGTCAGGGACAATAGTATATTTAAACCTTAATGGTTCTGGTTTTAATTTAAAGGCGAACCCGTAAATGTCAAAAATCAATTCATTTTGTTCTAAATTGGTATCAAACAACTGATATCTCAACGCAATCATCTGGCACCCTGTTTCCATCATTACGATGCAGTTCGGGTTTGGTGGTGCAACCCCTGTGTCTGGGATGCCAATGGTCATGAATGGTTTGTTATGCTCAATAAGCGCTTCCATGTCCGGGGCATACTTTATGTCATGATACCTTAATATTTGCATAAATGCGGAATTGCTGGTCATGTTAACAAACTCGCGAAAACTTTCACAATCATAAAAAGCGGTGTTCGAGTTGTCTACAATAATCGATATTTTACCCATTAAATTTTCCAGTGGGACTTCACCTAGGTTGCCATGCATCCCTTCGCCATTTAAGCATTCATTCGAAAATTCGGGTCCAAGAAGAAGATCTTCATTCTCTTGCAACAATGCCGCAAAATTCTCATACATTTTTTGGTTTGTGCTTTTTATTCTTAAATGCATGATAATCGGGTCTTTCGAGTTAGGTGAATTGGCGTCTGAAAACGCGTAGTCTCGCAAAACGCTCATTATATTTGAAAAAGGCACATGATTAAATGTTTCCTTGTACCCATACTCATCGCTAGTAGAAGTGGCGACCACTGGTTGATCGTCGATGGAATATACCTCAAAATCCAACCCTCTCACTCCCTGCCTCAAGACACTTTTTAATGCACAAGTAGAAACATAATCGTTTTTATATCCTCCTCCACTGCAACAATTGAACGCGGTTTTAATATAATAATCTCTTAACCCATACACTACCTCTTCTTCAGCGGGATCAGGGTCCGCAAAGTCTTCATGCGTTAAATCAATAGAACGAATGTTGGGGTTCAATGTAGGGTACATGTCTTCTAACGCGCTGCACTCACGTGATTCCAATAGATTGTAGTAAATTGCGTACAAAACGGTGACCACAATTAAAATGCCACAAATAACCAACATCATGTTGGAACTAATCTGGTCTTTTAGCGCATTCATCATTTTCATCGATTTGGCCGCAGCACTTATCTCGGGCATTCCTTCTGCTGGCATATATTATATATTATATTCAAATACTTTTCTATGCATAAAACATCTTATTCTTATCTTCCTTATCGCAAAGTAAGAAATACAAAGTAAGAAATACAAAGTAAGAAATACAAAGTAAGAAATACAAAGTAAGAAATACAAAGTAAGAAATGCGAAATACCAATTTTGATATAATAACAAATTAATATATATCCCCAACAACAACATGCCTGGCGGGTTAATGAATTTAGTGTCCCAGGGACAACAAAATATAATACTAAATGGGAACCCTACCAAATCATTTTTTAAAACTACCTATCTAAAGTATACCAATTTTGGGTTACAAAAATTCCGTGTTGATTTTGAAGGCGCCAAGACCCTACGTACAACAGATCCTTCTACGTTTACATTCAAAATTCCTAGATACGCGGATCTACTTATGGACACATACTTGTCTGTCACGCTCCCCCATATTTGGAGTCCTATTTTGCCTCCGCAACAATCGACCGAAATGGAACAAACTGGGATATGGGTTCCATATGAATTCAAATGGGTTGATTATATCGGTGCCAAAATGATCTCTAAAATAACCATCACTTGCGGGAACCAAACGTTGCAGGAATTTTCGGGCGATTACCTCTTGGCGTCAGTGCAACGCGACTATAATACAGACAAACTGGCACTATTTAATAAAATGGTGGGACATGTCCCGGAATTAGTCGACCCCGCCAATTCAGGCGCACGAGTAAACAGTTACCCCAGCGCCTATTACACTGGTTCTACCGCGGGACCTGAACCTTCCATCAAAGGGCGCACCCTATATATTCCGCTAAATGCCTGGTTCAACTTGAAGACACAAATGGCATTCCCTTTGGTTGCGCTACAGTACAACGAACTACATATCACTGTCACTTTTCGCCCCCTTGACGAAATGTTCCGTATTCGCGACGTATTTGACAGCGTCAATAATTACCCATATGTTGCGCCTAATTTTAATTCATATTACATGCAGATGCATCGATTTCTCCAACCGCCTCCTGATGTTGAGATCGCAATCGATTCTTACACAGATATACGCACCACCTGGAATGCGGATATTCATTTAGAATGTACCTATTGTTTTTTGTCTAATGAGGAATCCAATTATTTTGCACTAAACGAGCAAAAATACTTGTTTAAACAGGTCCGCGAAAAGATATTTCATAATGTGACTGGGACCAACAAGATCGAACTAGAATCTTTAGGAATGGTGTCAAACTGGTTGTTTTATTTTCAGCGCAGCGATGTGAATCTGCGCAACGAATGGAGCAACTACAGTAACTGGCCTTACAATTATGTGCCTGTCGACATTATCGCGGCGCCAGTAGAAGGAACATTCCCAGTTTATAGGTACAATGCGTCTCTAGGTGGTTACGAATTGGTAAACATTGGACCAGGCGTCAATGTAGACAACACTTTGACGGGGTGGACGATATCAGATACTTATAATTCGCAGAATGAAAAGGATATTCTTGTTTCTTTAGGCATTTTGTTGGATGGTGCTTATCGAGAAAATGCAAGGCCCGCGGGGATATATAATTTGATCGAAAAGTATACGCGCACTTCTGGGAATGCCCCCGATGGGTTGTACTGCTATAATTTTTGTCTGAACACAACGCCACTGGACCTACAACCATCAGGTGCCATCAATATGAACCGGTTTAACCAAATCGAGTTAGAATTTGTTACCATTGTTCCGCCGATCGATCCGCTTGCACAAGTACTGACCATTTGTGACCCAGACACTGGGGCGGTGATTGGTGTGAACAAACCAACATGGAGGATATATGATTATAATTTTGATTTGACATTGTTTGAAGAACGCATCAATGTGGTTTCTTTCGTGGGTGGCAATTGTGGATTGATGTATGCGACATAGTAAGGGGGTGGGAGACGAGTATAACAGCGTTTAACCACTAAATTAATATTTAATTATTATAATATGCCGTTTGAAACAAAATCCACATTTGATGACAAACAACAGTATTTTAAGAATTTGATCGTGATAAACACATCCGCCATTATAATTATCGCGTGGGTCATCATTACCGGGTGGTTCTCCTCATTTTATTGCGTTGTATCTGCCGCGAATATGATTAACGCATGTTTGGAAAAAGTTCCCCTTCATCCCCAGGAACCTAACGTCGATTCAGAAAAAGTGCCTCTGAACCAAGTGCCATGGCATCATTTATATAACATTTCGGGGGAAGATGGTAAACCAACTCAGTTAGGATCATGGGTCCAGTTTGGAGACGCACATAAAAACGCATTTGACAACACTTTTTTCAAACGAAGAGCAGACAAATATGTAAAAGACTACAGTGAAGGAGATGAAAGTTTTTTCTTTTCCAAAATGTGGGTTCAATGGGTCAGTGTGTTTCCAAGACTTATTGCACATGATTTGTGGTTTATTTCGGAATGGCATGCGTTCTTTCAAAAGATTACTGAAAAAATAGGATGGGGAACTGTGTTAATGACTTCTTTTATAGGGTTTCCTTTCTTTATCGGTGTCTTTGCATTATTTAATTTGGGCGCATCATTGTACTCATGGGGAGAAAGCGTGATTGCGTTGTACAATCAGTTGAATATATATAAAGATGTCAAACGAGATGTTGAAACTACTGATAAAGACATTGATTGCTCAGTCCAAACTATTATAAAAAATGCAATTATTCTATTTTTTTATACATTTGTTGTCCCTGTTATTGGGTTATTGACAGTAATACCAACGTTGGGGTGGTTCGCGATGACTTTGTTGATCACGCCATTGTATGCATTATATCTTCCTTCTAACATATATGGCGAAATTGTCCCTATGTTTAAAACCGATAGTGAGAAAGACCCCAAATTGACAAAAATGTTCGCCATGTTCAATGTTGTGTTGAGCAACATCTATTCTTACGCAGGAGGGTATTTGATCTTCTTTTCTGTCGTATATTCCATCATCGCGGGGTTAAAGCAAGACCTTTATGCATTTATTGGTTGCCTTGTTGCGATTATGTTTATTTTTGGGGTACTGAAATGGTATAAATCCGCTGCGCCAGATATCCCGGAGACGAGTGGTGGCTCCGCGCAACCTGATACAACATCTCTTGCAACTGATCAACCTGTTGTGCAACCTCATGCTACATCTCTTGCAACCGATCAACCTGTTACGCAAACTGATACAACATCGCTTAATGTCGCTCCGCTTAACGTCACTCCGCTTAATGCAAGTAAAGGAGGCGGAACCCTTCGCAAAACCAAAAGTTTAAAAAACCGTTAATAACAAAAATATAATTATATAATGCGTTGTGCATAAATATATAATTATAAATCGCATACTATAAAGTATATTACTCTCTTTGGAACAACGATGGATCCCCCTTTTGTGAGCATCTGTACCCCAACATTCAACCGCCGCCCATTTATCCCCCAATTAATCTCCTCCATCGAGTTGCAAACATATGACAAAACATGTATTGAGTGGATTATTGTAGATGATGGGACTGACAAGATCGAAGACTTGGTTTCAAAAATACCTTATGTAAAATATTTTAAGTATGACAAACAAATGACCCTAGGAAGAAAGAGAAACTTGATGCACACATTTTGCCGAGGAGACATCATCGTATATATGGACGACGACGATTATTACCCATGCGAACGAATTGAGCATGCGGTATCAACTCTTCTGACAGCGCCCGCCTCTGTGTTATGCGTGGGTTCTAGCGCTCTACATATTTATTTTGACCATATAAAGAAAATCTATCAGTTTGGTCCATATAAAGAAAATCATTCTACTGCCGCGACGATGGCGTTCAAAAAGGAACTTCTGAAAATAACGAAATACGACGAGTCCAGCGCGGTGGCAGAAGAGCAGCATTTTTTGAAGAACTATACGATTCCGCTGATGCAGTTAGACCCGTTAAAGACAATTCTGGTGTTTTCGCATATACATAACTCGGTGGATAAGAAAAAATTGTTGGAATCTCCGAACAAATATGTGAATTTAACTACACTAGCTCCGGAACATTTTATCCATGGACCAGGAGCGCGTGCGGCAAAAGAATTTTATGTAAATCGGTTGAACCAGGTTCTCGCATCATATGAATTAGGCGCCCCTAGTTTCAAACCAGATTTAATGAACCAAATACAAAAGATAACAGATCAAAGGAAGAAAGCGTTGGCACCGCTACAAGAGATGCATGACAAGATGACAGAGATGCGGTTGGGGTATGAATCGATTATAGAAAAAAAGGATATATTGATTAATGCACTGATTAAACAAAATAAAGAGTTGAAGGAGAGGTTAAATGGAGTATAACGGAATAATGGGAAAATGGAGTATAACGGAATAATGGAATAATGATTTACTTTTTTTGGCGGCGTCTTTTGGTTTTTTGCCCCGACCAATCTTGAAGACCCTGAAGACCCTGAAGACCTTGAAGACCTTGAAGAACTGCTTCTTGATTCCCGAGGATGGCAACCCTTAATCGCCATGTACACGCTAATCAATGCTTCTTTTGAATCACACTCGCCATAAGAGTTTAGTTCTTCAATTAAGTCGTCCATCCTTGTTTTATGTATTGACGCGTTACGAGGTGTCTGATTATTTATGTCCAACATGAATTCAATTTCCGTTTTATCTACGCTTGTGCTCCACCTTTCGAAGATATTTATTTTGAAATAGTTCAACCAAGATATGAAAGGATACATATTTTCCACTTCTTGAAGCACGCCTCGAGTTTCGCCGTGAAGCATATTGTAATAAACATCTTGATCTTGATATTCCTTTTTAAACAGTGTCAACATTGTGTTTAATCGATGCTTAATTTCATTTTCAGTTAGCGCTTTTAATTCCGTTAGAACCCCCCTTGCATTTTGATTTGTTCGGCATTTTATAAATATATGCATAGGTAATTTAATTTTAATTCACGATTATTCACTAAAGTGATCAATCAATTGAATTGTCTATTCAAAAGTATTTAAAGATAACGCAGGGTAATTAGTTATAACGCAGTTTAATAGAAGGGATGGAGTTTTACGAAGATGCATTCGCAGAGGATTTCTTGGGACTAAGTGGAGCGACAGTGAGAGGAGGTGCGAATTCAAAGATGGGTGGAGCCAACGGTCGCAAAACTGGGTTCGAAAATGTCGACGCGCATTTTCACAAGATGAAAACCAATGTCCCAAAGTATAACTCGAAGGGGGTACAAAAGGGGTATGAAACTATTGAGTGCTATTCTACTCCTCATGGCGACTCGCGTATTAGAGACGCCGTTTCAGGAGAATATACAAGATACATGGTGGGGTCCAAAGCGCAATCGCTTTTTTTCAAAGTGGTGGTGGCCAAGGGAGAATTTTCAAAGGGTCCAATCCATTTGTATTATTATACGCCCGAGATGTACGAAAAGCATCAGATGTGCGAGCTATCTGAGAATGTCAAGGAAAATTGGCGCGCAAGACAAGCAGTCATTCGGGAGGAACTTAATCTTTAAAGATATATTTATGTAAACCGAGTTCAAGATTTATATAAATAGAGGCATGAGTTGGGTACGCTAACGACGACGACGTTGGATTCTTCTTCTACGCGTAGCGCGGCGTTTTCTACGAGTAGATTTTCTACGGGTAGATTTTCTGCGGGTAGATTTTCTGCGGGCGGGGTTTGATCCGCCATAAACGGGACCTTGTGGTTGTTGATAATTATCAAAAGACAATTTCTGATTCTTCGGGAGAGGTCCCAACGTTTCGTCTGATGTTTCTCTATTGTCTGGAATATCATAAATCGGAATATTTGCATTTGTTAATTTATTTAATTCAACCATAATTTGTCGCGTCATCCGCTCTTTTTCACCGGGGGCGAAAGCTACATCTATGAATGGTTTATAGGGACCATATTGTAATGGGTAATTTTGGAGTGTTTTTAAAAAATTAAACGCGTTACGATTTATTTTATTAATACAATATTCCACAGTATTTTGCGTAATATCACTGGGGGTTAAATAAATATTTGAGGGTATCATTTCAGCTAGGTCAATAACGCGAACGCTTGAAGGGTCTCCACGTATCGCCATAAAATTCCCAAGATTTGGGTCTAACGATAATTTATTAAGTTTATACTCCATAAATAAAATAATGGCGAACATCTTGGGCAAATATAATTTTAAATATGGATCTATGTCTGATTGCACAATTTCACTCAAGGGTTGAAACTCAGGACCCAACAATTCCATCGCAATACACCCCAGAGAATAACCGTGTTCGAGCCAACCATTCAAATAATTTCGATATCTCGACAAACTCATTTGTGTCAATTTGTCAATTAACGCGTTCGCTTCTTCTCGCGTCAATATTTTATATCCTTTTATTTCAGGGGTAATTCTGACAGGACTGCTTTTATAGAGTTGATTTTGCGTTTCACATTCACTGTGAAATTCCTCGGGCGATGTAGTTGTTTTTCCTCTTTCTTCTCCAAATAGTTTTGGACGCAAATTTTTATTTTCTTCTTTTTCGCCATCGTATATAAAGACAATTTTTAACGCGCATATTTCTCCTGTCCTCAAAGCAATTTTAATTACAATCGAATGTTGCGAATTAGACGATACAATGTTGGAGTCAGTCATAGACCTGACAAACCCCATAAATTCAGGAAAGGTATCTCTTTTGTCCATATTATATTATTATAAATCATTTTTGTAATAATAAAAGACTCTCTACAATATCATTTCTTCCTCCACCACTATTTCATCCACTATTTGATCATCCTCAAACTCTACATCTTTGGAATATTTATCTAAATACCGATAGATTCGATTTACATCCAACTTGGTCACACCAAATGGTTCAAGCGATTTCAGTATTTGTGTTTCATCATCTTCATGGATTATTTTCAAATGAAGGAAGAAACCAAGAACATCCTTTTTGTCCATCCCCAAAAGAGAACACAACGATTGAATAAAAATAGTATTGTTATACTCGGTTGAGTATTTTGTCAATACTTTGGTGAACCTTAATTCGGATGATGGTGCGCATAAGTTCCCTAAAGTTGGAGCCCCTGAAAAACAATCATGAAACAATTTATTGTTTTTAAATGTCTTGATCAACGAGCTCAGTTCATTAAACTGCCATATCTGTTTTTGAAAAGTGATGCGGTCAATATAGTCTGCCAAGCACATATTCTCCAGTGCATTCAAATAAAAGGGCAGTGATTCTTTCTTCTGCATTTTCCCTAAATAATCTACAATGTTTTCATGCCACAGCAACCCCACAATCGTTCTGTCTGTTTCATTCATCACATTCAAGTGCGCATCAATCTCATATTTGTCATGGATCAACTTTTGCGTGATTTTCTTTGCGTCGTCGTTGTTGGTCATCCGCTGAAACACGCTGTCAAACATATCTGAGCGCAACGCCTCTGCATTTGTCTTGTAAATGGACACAATATGTTTCAGTTTGCGTATATCCCCTTGCGCATATTGAACCGCATTTTCAACAAGTCCTGTGGAATCAGGCAGAATCGCGTTTATCAACGCAGTCATTTCTTTCGAAGTTGGACGTTTCAATTCCACCACAGTACACACTTTCATAAGTTCTTTGATTTTTTTGTCCATATGGTAGTTTCCGATACAAATGATCGGGATTGTTGTGATCTCTTCTGTCTGCTGTTTTTTCGTTTTCTTCGGTCTTATCAACTTGATTAGCGTGTTGATCCCCCCTTTGTCGCCATTATTCATTCCATCGATTTCGTCCATGATGATGGCAATTTTTTTGTTCTTCTTGTTGAAAAGGGACATCACATTCTTATTAGACATGTTATGTTTCGTGATATTGTCGATCACTTGTTTGTTACGAATATCTCCTGCATCGTATTTAATCACATCATACCCTAGTTTGGTCAACACATCTACAGCGAATGAGGTTTTACCTACACCGGGGTCACCATAGATATATATACCTTTTTTCACCAAGCAATTGTCCTTTTCTTGATCACATTTTTGTAGTGCCTCTGCAATTTGCTGGACTTCTTTTCCGCGGTTCAAATAATGGGCATAATCGATTGTCGGGTGTCTGGAATGGGTGGACTGAGAATTGTAATTAGACGCGGAAACGTGAGCGGTATGGGTGGACTGTGCATGTTCATTCATTATATGGGTTTGGGATTGGGTGTGCAATATATATAACGGTTGGTTCTTTTTATGTGGATTATGACCTATAACTATTATGATCTACAACTATTATTTCCGAGGATTTGATTTTATTTTTCTTCCTTTAAATTGATTCAAAGGAAGAAAAATAAAAAGAAAAAAGAAGAAAGAAAAGGTCCCAATTAATCAGAGGTGTCTTCTTCGCAAGGGTCCGTCACACCGTAAGTGATTCCATCCCAGGCGATTGGTCCAATCTTTGCATCCTTGCTACATTTTTGCGCCCATCTTTTTTTGTTGCATGCACCATCATCCCCAGTGAAAGCGTCTTGCGTAAAATCCATCGTGTTCTTACCGTCATTTGATGGAATGTTGCAAGACCCCAACTTTTTCGCATTGAAGCAAGCAGACCCATCTTTTCCCAAGTCTACCCAATAGTCTGGGCAATCGCCCAAAATAGGTGGCCACGCCTCTGACTGCAACGCCTGTTTCATTATTACTCCAATAAAAACAAGAGAAATAATAAGCAGGATCACTCCTGCAGCGACAACCGCTTTTTGAAATCCGTCCATATGTATTATAAATATATATTTTATAAGTATTGAAAAACTTGTAAAGTATTTAAGTATTTAAATATTTTCTATTTAGTTATATTATATTATATTACACGATGAACCATTCCCCCCAAACAGATAGAAGCAGCAACGGTCGTGTTAACCTGCTTGCGCAACCTAAAACGATGGACCTGTTCGCCATGTACGACAAAATCCCATCTAATCAACCTAGCAGTTTTAGAGAACCCACTTTAGGATTGTGGGACGACACACAATTGTCACACCTTTTTTTCTCCAAAGAAAATATCGCCATCTTGCAAAACGGAATTCGGTATGGAGTGTTTCGTGCATCTAAAGAGCAATACACGGTCGACAATCAAGATGTCGATTCACTAAAAATCATTATGAGGAGCATCTTCCTTCAACATTCTGCAAACATGTCAAACAATGTGACAGAACAAATCAAGGAACTCAACGACCTTGTTTTACAATACGCGGTAAAACAAGTCTATGGGGAGGCACAAGGGTACATCAAATATTTAGAAGACGCGAGCACTATGTACACACCTATCGCGCCACCAATGATGTCCTCTACCAACGACAAACAACTGTTCCTTAAATCCTTTTTTTAAAACTTGGTCACTTAAACTTTATTGCAACAAGTGGTCGCCATACGTTTTTTCAAACGCCTTAATGCCACAGATGTAGCGCCAACTCCTGCGCCAGGAACATACCTGTTTTCGATATCTGTTTGGGCATTGGTGATTTGTCTTCTATGTCTTGTTATCCCTACTCCTGACCCCACGTTCTTTTTGTAAAGAAATCCAGGAAAATTCGTGTTTTTTCCATACCATAAACTACCATAACTCATCTTGTTTTAAGATATCATAATATAAAAATAAAAAAAGAGGCATGTGCGCCTTTTGATATACTATATTATGATATTACCTGTTTTACCTGGTTCACCTATTTTACTTGTTGTCGCTCATCGCTTATATAAGCGTTAAGCATTCTCCACTTTCTTCACCTTTTTGACTTTGACGGCAGTCGCACCGGCGGAAACAGATTTCTTTGCAGGGGGTGGTGAATTGGATAGCGCGACTGCACGCTCTTCTTTGTGTACTAGATATGCCTTCTTAAGTATGGTCAATTCATTCAACCACATTCTGTCTAAAGGGGTGCTCTTCACGACATCTAGTTCTTGTGTCTTGTCTCCATGCTCTCTCCTCAATCTCAACACATTCTCTTCTGTGACGCTGTCCATTGGCATCTTGGTCAAGTACTTGTAATCGCGTTTGGCATCATCCTCGTCCATTCGGTCATACCCCTTACTCTCTAGCATACTAATCACTTGTTCTTTGGTCTTCTTCCTTAGATCTATACTTCCTTCTAAATTTTCATTGATATACTTTGCTTTGTTTGAAAGTAGCATCAACTCTTTTTCTAATGCTTTTACAACATACTCTTTGCGCTCACCGTATATCTCCATTCTCTTCACAAAGTAATCTTCAATGATGCTTTCTACTGTATCGTATTTCTTCAATTTGTCGTTGTAATCAAATAAGTGCATGTTTGTCGAGCTGGCACTAGTGCTCAACTTGAGCAGTTTGTCTACACCATTGCAACCATTCTCATGCTTGATCGCTTCCAACTCATCCAGTTTACCCTTGTAGAAATCAACCGTGACATCTACGACAGTATCGTTGCTATTATGCTTGCAATCCTTAACCAGCGGTGGGATTTTCTTCCCCTCTTTAGTTGTCACTGGTTCCATCAACACTTCCAGAAGTTCTTTCAAGTCTTGTGTCCAATAACCAACTGGTAGTTCTGTAATACGGATTTTATCGGGTCCTATTTTTTCATAGACACCTTTAATCAAATACTTGTTGTGCGCTGTCTTCTGGATGCTACCCTTGAACCCATCATAGTAGGGTAGCAACTCCATTGTTTCACCACCAGTTCCTAATAGTTTTCTAGTCAAGTATTCAATGATGTCTAGTGGGTCATAACACATGATGTCTGTACTAAATCCCGTGCCAATGCCTTTGGATCCATTGACCAAAATCATAGGAATGATCGGTGCGTAAAACAGAGGTTCCACTAAAGTGCCATCGTCATCCAAGTACTGCAACACTTTGTTATCAACTTCTGGGTAGATCATTTTAGCAATAGCGGTCAATCGAGTGAAGATATACCTGGGGCTCGCGCTATCTTTACCACCCAGCAACCTGGTTCCCATCTGCCCATCAGGGTACAACAAATTGATATTATTAGACCCCACAAAGTTTTGTGCCATGCCCACAATTGCTTGGTTCAAACTCTCTTCGCCATGATGATAACAAGAGTGCTCTGAAACATATCCAGAGACTTGAGATACTTTAATGCTAGTAGTCAAGTTGCGCTTGAAAGCGGAATACAAGATTTTTCGCAAACTGATTTTCAATCCATCCATCAAGTTAGGGATGCTTCTGTCACAATCGTACTTGGAGAAGTGAATCAATTCTTTGTCGATAAAATCTTCATACCTCACTGTAGGCGCACCAGTGTCCAAATAAGACTTACGATCATACACTTCTAACCAATCTTTACGATCATCTGATCTTTTCTTGTTGAAGACCTTGTCTATCGAATCGTCGCTGGTAATACCATTATATACGAATCCCACCATCTTTTTCTCTGCAAAGTACTCGGTGAACTCTTTCTTAGTGCTGGTGCCTAATCCTTTGTAGTATTTCACTGTCCATGAATTAGAATTGGTGCCTGACAACACACCAGCTTCTTGCTGTGCCTCTTTCCATTGTTCGTATTCGCCTTGATTGTAGAAAGACTTGGATTGTGATCCCTTGACCGCTTTCAAGATAGGGGTATTCATAAACCCGATGAACCCATCGATTCTAGTAAGAGAAGGCCACTCGCACTGGAACAGATTTATACATAGCGCTTTTATATGACTTCCATCTAAATCTTGATCTGTCATAAAGAGCACGCGACCGTATCTGAGGTTGGTCGCGACATCTTCCAAGGTCGTATAATCTTTGTCTGACTCAAGACCTAATATCTTTTTCAGATCTGAAATTTCTTTGTTTTCTGCAATCTTCTTGACAGGTTCGCCACGCACGTTCATCATCTTCCCTTTAATTGGGTAGACACCAAATATGTTCCTATCTTCTGACGACAACCCAGAGAGACATCCCGCTTTCGCAGAATCTCCTTCTGTGATAAGAAGTGTGCATTCGATAGACCTGTCAGTGCCAGCATAGTTTGCATCTTCTAACTTAGGAATGCCACGGATGTTTTTACTCTTGACACCATCAGTTTTCTTGCACGCCTTGATCTCTTTGATTTCAGTCAGTGCACACGCTGCTTCCATTACTCCCATCTTTGCGACTTTCTCTATGAACTTATCGCTAACAACACAAGATGACCCGAACTTGTTGGAGGGAGTATTCATGAAATCTTTGGTCTGACTGTCGAATGATGGGTTCTCGACATCACATCGTAGGAACAAGATAATCTGCTCTTTGATACTGGAAGGGTTCACTTTCACCTTCTTTTTGGTCTCAATATACTCTACTAATTTGCGTGTGATCTGCCCAAGTATATAATCTACATGCTTACCACCTTTGCTTGTATTGATTCCATTGACAAAGGAGACTTGCATAAACTCGTGGTTAGGCGACATCGCCACTGCATATTCCCAACGCGAAGAAACATCTTCATAGACTCTTGGTGCGATTGTTTTGTCGCCGATGTAGAGGTCAACATATTGTTGGAAGTTCTTGATAGGGACAATCTCGCCATTATACTTCACCTTGATGTTTTTGTCCGTGATCGCAGCAATGTCGTAGACACGCTTTTTTAGGAGCGCAAACATATCAGGTGTCAACCCATCGATACCAAATCGAGCATAATCTGGTTTAAAGACAATTTTGGTATATGGTTTCGTTTTGCACTTGGTGATGGTAGGTGGACAGATCTCGTCTAGGTTGCTCTTGAACTCTTGGGTATACTTGAGTCCACGAATATGGTCTACTGTTTCTACAGAACCATATGTCGACCAGATAAGGACAAGTTTGAACCCAAACCCATTTTTACCACCAACTATCTTTTTCTCTGTCTTGTCATAATTGGTAGATGTTCTTAGATGTCCAAAAATCATCTCGGGAATCCATATGCCCGATTCAGGGTGTTTAGCGACGTCGATGCCGTTACCGTCGTTAATCATGGTAATAGTACCATCTTCTTGAACTTGAACTTCAATGTTGGATACTGGAAGAATGTTTGGGTCTGATTGACCACCGCGCGCATCTATCGCGCTTTGCTGTCTTACGACATGGTCTCTGCAGTTGACGACCCCCTCGTCAAATAATTTGAATAAACCTGAAATATAAACGATATTTTTCTCATAGATGCGTGCACCTGCTTCGTCCAACAACCACATCTGGGCGTCTACATTCTCGATAGACCCGATATAAGTATCGGGATTGTCTAAAATGTGTTGCTTGTCAGTTTTTTGCTGGTATTTGTTGGACAAATCTTGTGCTTCCGATACAGATAAAGATGCAGTGGTGCTCATTTTATAATGCAATAAGGGTATAATGCAATAAGGGTATAATGCAATAAGGATGTAATGTAAATGGGTTTGAAAGAAGGTTGAATGATATATTGATATGTCGAATTGTTTTTAAATTGATTTCAATTTTTATTTTAATATGGTCCCCCATATGCAGAAAACAATTTTTGCAATGAATTTAAACATTGCACACCATATAACGGTAACCTTAAGGATTTATTCACTTCTATCCAAATGTTGATTCAACGATTTTTGCCCACCGATATCCCTAAAGCGTGGTTGCTACAGTTTCAAAACATATACGCGGCATGTGTGCTTACGCGCGTAATGAAGTCATTACTTGATTTCTATTTTTATAAAAACTACGAAAGCATCATTGACAGTTTCAGAGTAATCACATACTATGTCTCTTTCGACATGTTATTTTGCGAGAAAATCATGTACTTGCATCACACATTTTGTTGGGTTTTAGCGTATTCATACTTTAACAATTTGGAAGCGTCTTATGCAGCAAAAGGTTTTTGCACGCTTGTTTTAACAACCGAAATAAGCACTTACTTTTTAACTTTGCGCGCGATGTTAGAGGATGCAAAGCATTTGAATATATATACAAAACGCGCGTACGATGTACTTGGCATCCTTTTTTCACTCACATTCTTTTACTTTCGGTTCTATGTCTACATAAACGCGTTAAAAATGGAGGAATACATGGTGTATCTTTCTACGATGACTTGGTTTGACAACTTCGCGCTCCAATTTGGGTTAAATGGGTTGCTCTTGCTCAATATCTACTGGGGCAGATTAATACTAAAAATGTATTATAGAATGGTCTACCCTAAAAAACGGGATGAACGTTTCATCGAGTAAACCCTTATTTGGCGTGCACTTATTCGTCTACATATATTTGTATATATATATACGCAATGCCTTTAAAACACATGAGTAATTCAAGTTCCCCCGCTTCTTGTATCATTAAGCAAGCAATCCGCGGAAATTATAGAGCAAGATGTCCTCCATTAATTGTGTTCAAACCAACCACAGAAACGACAATTCAACGTATTTCAAGACGCTTGCAATTAATCACACAAAGCGGGCAAATTGTCTTTGTGACCCAAGTGGTAAACTATTTAGGAAGAACAGAAGGACAAAGCGGAGGTAGTGGTGCTCCTCCTAGGAATTGATGATGATGACAACAATAACAACGATAACAACGATAACAACAACAACAACAACGAGAACACCAATAAAATAAATATATTTTCTTGGCGTATTGTATAATGGCTCGTTACACGAAAAGCGCAGATGGGTGTTACCACATTCACGGAAAAAAGTTTATGGTTCTAATTGGAACTCGTGCCCAAGTTTGGCACGGAACTGCGTACAAAACGTCGGGTGGACTAAAGAAGGGTCATTTGATGCAGAACAAGTCTGGTCGCATTGTTTCCGAAAAGAAGCATCAGTCTGCCAAGCGCGAAAACCGTCTCCTAAAGCATGGGTATGGCACGAAGAAGGGAAAGTTTGGATGGGTCAAAACTGGTTCTAAGAAACACCGATCTAAGAAGCATCGTAGAAGCATGCGTGGAGGAATGAACAGTGCATCATCCACCAGCAGCACAAGCAGCGCCTCCGCTGACCATAGCAACGCGCAACAAATGATGCAACAGATGCATGCGAACCAGAGCGGATCCACTACTAGCAACAGCACCAAATAACCAATTACATTTCTATTTAATATATAACAAATGTGGTTCGCGATAAAAAGGACATTGTTTTAAGACCTTGTTATGGTAATCGCCATCGCTTTTGTGCTATATTCCACATGAGGGTTTATGTATAACCCCTTTATATGTAAGCATTCCTATTGCTATGTTGATCGCGTTGATCTCCCGCCACAAAAAATAATTAATTAATATCAAACGCATAAGTATTTAAAGATTACGTTTAAATACATATAATACACATACGCCAGATTTATGTCCATTTTGTCTAAAAATTATTTCGCCAATGCCTCAACAGGAAATAGCGGGAATGTGCTCATATTAAAGACAGTGCAAATCGCGCCATTCAAGACATTGGTTGCCGCACTAAAAGACATTTTATTAGAGACCAACATGACTTTTCGAGAAGATGGAATTCGAATCATCAACATGGATAAGTCTCACACAGTGTTGGTTCACCTCAGTTTAGATGCATCCAAGTTCGAACAATATGAATGCAAAAAGGAGAAAATCATCATTGGTCTCAACATGGTACATTTTTTCAAATTGATTTCCTCTAGCGACAACGAAGAGACACTTTCGATCTACATTGAAAACGCGGATTATGTTGATGGCATTGTTTCTAACCTAACAATCAAATTTGAAAATGGCGATATTAAACAGTGCCGAACCCTAAAATTACGTTTAATCGAACCAGAACCAGAAGAGTTGGAGTACCCTGACGTGAAGTTTTCATCTATCATCAATCTACCATCGTCCGATTTTCAAAAAATCATCCGAGATTTATCATGCATCAGTGACAAACTAGAAATCAAATCAGTTGGTGGAGAACTGATTTTTAAGTGTGTCGGAGGATTCGCAACAGCGGAAATTCATCGCGCGGAGGCAGATGGTAGCATGAAATTTATAGAAAAGCAGGACTCAACTAAAATTAATCAAGGCGAGTTTTCGCTTAAAAACTTGGGGTATTTTATTAAGTGCACGAACCTGTGTCCTCAAATTGAAGTATATTTAGAAAACGACCTTCCGCTAGTTGTCAAATATAATGTCGCCACTTTAGGGCATATCCAACTGTGCCTTGCGCCTTTACCTGGTTCATCTTAAGCAATGTAAGGTGATGAGGCGGACTTATTTTGCAATATTATATTATATTATATTATATGTCAAAATTTTCTAGAACATACAGTGATTATTTAAGTGCAAAAAATTGTTGCACACCTGGTCCAACAGGTCCGGCAGGCGCTACTGGTACCCCAGGTCCAATCGGTCCACCAGGAGTCCCTGGTCAATTTGGAGGACCTACTGGTTCGACTGGTGTCACAGGATCTACCGGAGCAACTGGAGCTACAGGGGCAACGGGACCTGCGGGTATTCAAGGCGTCACCGGTGTAACAGGTGTAACAGGTGCTCAAGGTGCCACAGGTGTAACCGGCGCCACAGGCGTAACAGGCGTAACAGGTGCCACCGGTGCTCAAGGTGCTACAGGTGCTACCGGTGCCACAGGTGCTCAAGGCGCTATAGGTGCAACAGGTGAAACCGGTGCTACAGGTTCCACGGGATCAATAGGCGCCACAGGTGCTACTGGCGCTACAGGTGCTCAAGGCGCTATAGGCGCAACAGGTGAAACCGGTGCCACAGGGTCTACGGGATCAATAGGTGAAACCGGCGCTACTGGCGCTACAGGTGCTCAAGGCGCTATAGGTGCCACAGGTGAAACCGGTGCCACAGGGTCCACGGGATCAATAGGTGAAACCGGTGCTACCGGCGCTACAGGTGCTCAAGGCGCTATAGGTGCCACGGGTGAAACAGGCGCCACGGGTTCTACGGGATCAATAGGCGCCACAGGTGCTACTGGCGCTACAGGTGCTCAAGGCGCTATAGGTGCCACAGGTGAAACCGGTGCTACAGGTTCCACGGGATCAATAGGTGAAACCGGCGCCACTGGTGCTACTGGTGCTCAAGGCGCTATAGGTGCCACAGGTGAAACCGGCGCTACAGGCTCCACGGGATCAATAGGTGAAACCGGTGCTACTGGCGCTACTGGCGCTACTGGCGCTACTGGCGCTACGGGTGAAACCGGTGCTACAGGCTCCACAGGATCAATAGGTGAAACCGGTGCTACTGGTGCAACGGGTGCTACTGGTGCTACTGGTGCACAAGGAGATCTACCCCCTATTTATTATTATTATTCTCAACCAGGGACTACCGCGTGGTCATTTAAACTATCCCAAACCGATTTTGGGCAGATGTTCAATTACCACATTTATTCGAGCACCGGATCTGGACCAGATTATAGAGTGACCAATTATGGAAGATTGGGCGTTACCTTAATTGGGGGAGGATTAATCTCTTTGTCAGACATGAGTCCATCCAATATTGGTGGAACTGGTTACCCATCAAATGGGTTTTGGTTGTACGGTACTGGGGTCGCGTACCCTGTTACTATTTATGGAGATGGTGGTACATACAACGAATTCAATTCTTATTATTGCGACATATTGAACACAGCGGGTGGAACCGATGGCGCCACTGGCATAAGTGTCAATAATTATGTCGGAGGGTTTAATGGGATCAATGTCCCATCCAATTATGTCTATATTTCAACAGGTTACACCGCTGTTTCTCCTGCAACCGTTGCGACCATGATTGTTTCCCCTAAACAATGGTAAAAAGAACGCCGTCGCTGTTAGCAAATTAAATTATCACAAATCGTTTTGACAATTTAATTAAATGCGCATTATATAAAATTCGGGTTTGGAATAATGGGTACTGGAATGTGAGAGGTTACATCAAAAGACACTCCCTTAATTGCGTTTTTCGCCTGATTCACTATTCCTTCCGCTGTCCCTGACGCGCTATTCAAAACTGTATTCACACCTTTGGTGATATCGTTGACCACACTCGCGCCAAAAAAATTGGCGTCAAGCGATGGAATTTCAGGGACATAATCATCTGGCACTTTTAAATTCTCAATCTCCTTTAATCCACTAAAAGGTTTTAACCCCACAGAAGATGTAAACACACAACTCAATATGTTTGGTTGTTTTGGCAACATTTGAGGACATAGAAGTAATCCCACCGCAACTTCAATTTCTGTTTTTTTTAAAAAATGGATGATTTTGTTGAAAATCATTTTGGCGCGGGCATTTCCAACTGTTTTTTTTAACGGGTCGTTTCCACCTGATTTTTTAAGCGCGTTGTACACAGGTGCGCAAAATTTATTCCAAACATTTGGATATTTGGGTAATTTTTCCGCCATGTCTTCTGTTTCTTCACCTGAAGAATTTGTACTGTTGGAAAAATCATCATTTTTGCTAAGACCGATTGGGATCGCAAGAGGAGCAATCAATAGTTGCAACAACGAATATTTGAATTGTTTGATAAAATAATATGCTTTGATATTGCCTTTCGAATCGATCGACGCAGTAATAGAACCGCCAAACAATAAATCTTGGTTGTTCAACAATGGAATAGAAATGTTTTTTAGATTAAGACCCTGTCCACCATAAGTAAATTCAAGCGCGTCCAATTGAATTGACAATCCCACCACTAACTTGGACAAAGTAAAAGACAACACCTTTGTGCCAGTGTCAATAGAGGGCGCGCCTATTCCAAAAGTCACACCATATTTTCTTGACGCGGAAATTTTGGTAGACATCTCTACGCTTGGAACAAATTTGTATTTCAATTTCATCACCGTTTCTTCCAATGTAAATATTTGTTTTGGTGGTATCACCAATTTTTCTATGTAAATTTCGTTCAATCTTTTATCGAAATCAGGGACATAAATTGGAACACATACTCTTCTTCCAGCAATTCTTCTACAAGAAGAAACTTTGCGAACGCCTGGTGGTCCACATACCAAAGGCCATTCTGGGTTGATCGCGTCGTTACACCCTTTTTTTAAAAACGGAAATTTATTGATAGTATACCCTGGGAAATCAAAAGACACCTTATTGGTGCTTCCAGCAAACCCCAAACTATCTGTTATGTTTTTGGAAAATTGTTTGTTGACAGTGTATTCTTCGCCCGTTTTGTATTCTTTTCCCACGATTTGCGAAGTGCTGTATATCTGAACATCCCCATTTATCAACTCAGAAGTTAATTTGACGTCGGTTGTTACATCAAAGAAAGGTATTATATCTACAACACCAATTTCAATGAGACTTAAATCGCACTTAGGTGTAGGGAGAGTGGAAATATTAGACATTTGTATAATATTTGCAAACATAATCTATTTTACCATTTTTTTAATCGTCTCTAAGAAACGATTCTATTTTTAACAATCACCACATATTTTTGGCGCTTCAAAGTATTCAATAGAAACACCAAACGCACTTACATCACTCGATGTGTTCATAGTTAATTCACACCCTTTCATCGCATTCATTATATATAATTTTTCTTCTTCGGAAGCGTGTGCTCTGGTATCTCCCTCGCACGATTTGCACGGTGGCATTCCCGGAATTTTTGCGCGCTTACCATAATCATGCACTCGTTTGCTATGACAATTAACCCCGGCGAAGTATATGCATGCATTTTTGTAAAGCATTCTTGACAATATTATATACTGATGTTATTTTTTATATTGTTTTTGTTATGCGACATATTCGCGCCATTTATTCGCGATCATTCGTGATATTTTTGTATAACATAATAATATAATAAAGCGGACATGTCGGAACCATTCACTGTGCCAACACAACCTCCGACTAGTTTAGGGCATGCACCCAATTCGACACACACGTCAAACAATACAAACAATTCTTACACTACTACTGCGATCAAAGGGTTGAACAATTTGTCCACAGTGCTTCTCCCTTCAGTTCAAATCCCTGGGTCGACCTTGGGAAGAACTGGCACTGGAACCACATTTGGTATAACCAATGTTCTACAAATTAATAACACAATAGAAGTGGAAAATTATGGCGACACTGGCGCTACAGGAACCTATATGTATAGAACATTTGTGGACAACGCGAACATACATTTAGGGTGGTCTGGCGCCCCTGGTTCTATGGGACCCACTGCTGGTCAATACGGACCCACTGGATTTTATGGTAACATCAACCTGCTCACCATTAACGGGACCACCTTTTCTTTCAATTCCCTAAATGCGACTACCATAAACGTTGAACCTACTGATGCGAACAACACATATTACCCATTATTTGCGCAATCTCTCACGAACACACAGACGATTTATGGTGACACTGGCGTCGGTCAACAACTCACGTATAACCCTTCGACGGGAATACTGTCTGCGATCGCATTTAATGGCAATGCAAGTAGTGCGACCAATATTGCGGGTGGTGCATTAGGAAGCATCCCTTACCAAACCGCGTCTGGTGGAACAACTTTTATTGGCGTCGGTGCATCTGGTTATGTGCTTAGCTCCAATGGGTCAACATTATCTTGGGTTCCTGCGCAGTCAGGCGCTACAGGCGCTCAAGGAGAAACAGGTGCCACAGGTGCTACAGGCGCTCAAGGAGAAACAGGTGCCACAGGTGCTACAGGCGCTCAAGGAGAAACAGGTGCCACTGGATCCACTGGTCTAGGGTTTGTAAACGCGACCGTGGATGAAAATGGGATACTTGTCATTACAACCTCAGATGGTCTCACGTTTAGCGCGGGAACAGTGCTTGGTGCCACGGGTGCTACAGGCGCTGAAGGCACTCAAGGGATCCAAGGAGAAACAGGTGCCACTGGGTCCACTGGTCTAGGGTTTGTAAACGCGACCGTGGATGAAAATGGGATACTTGTCATTACAACCTCGGATGGCGTCACGTTTAGCGCGGGAGCAGTGCTTGGTGCCACGGGCGCTACTGGATCCACGGGGGCAACTGGCGCGACAGGGTCCACGGGTTCTACCGGTGCCACGGGGGCGACTGGTGCTCAAGGATTGCAAGGCGCGGGCGGACAGGTGTTATATTTGAATTACCAAGACCCTTCTGGCGTGACTGCACAATACATTTCACAGAGCACGAATTCAGCGCCCCAAACCATCGCGACTATTCCAGTTGGAGCAACCACCGCTCCTTTGTTTGCAGGATTATTTTATAGAGACATTGCGGAGCTTACCGACCAACCATTTATTTCAAATGGCATTTGGGATTTAAATATTTTTTCCAACGTAGATCCTCCTTATTCGGGGGAATCCGAATTAAATTATTTGCTCTACATAATTGATGGAGCTACTTCTGGTGCGACTCCTGGGCAACAAATCGTTGACACTGTAGATGCGGCAATTGTCCCACCAGCGTCTCTCCCCGCAAACGTCACTCAAATCACCCCAGCGTCTTCTTATGCAAAAATTGCGAATACAATAATAAATCAATCTACTTCTAGTGCAGAAGTTGACTACGTGAACATTAGCGCATACACAAACCCAGTAATTCAATCACAAATATACATCCAAAATATCACTGGCGCCACCGCTTTTGACGTGAGACTATACTATCAATCACCTGCGACATATTCACACATTCACACCACGTTGGGAGTGGCAGGCCCCACCGGTGCTACTGGTGCTACTGGTGCTACTGGCGCAACTGGGTCCACTGGGTCTACAGGTTTAGGGTTTGTTAATGCGGAGATCGATGGGTCAGGATTGTTAATTATCACAGACTCGGATGGCATCACGTTTAGCGCGGGAACAGCGCTTGGCGCCACAGGCGCCACTGGTGCTACAGGTGCGACCGGGGCAACTGGGGACACGGGGTCCACTGGTTCGACGGGGTCTACGGGGGCAACTGGTTCCACTGGTGCGGTTGGACCAGTTGGCGCAGGAGGCGCATTAGGGTATTACGGTTCATTTTATGGCACCACTGGTCAATCTGGTTTGACTGCGAGACCCACCAATTACACACTCGCAGTGAATCAAACGGATTCCGCTAACGGAGTCTCGATTGACCCTTCTGGGAATGGACATTTTACCATTGACAACCTAGGTGTTTACAATATTCAATTTTCATCTCAAATAACAAAAACTTCCGGTGGAGTGCACAACATCCGCATCTGGTTGTATTCCGTTACAAATGCTGCTGATATATCTTGGACAAACACAGAATTGGAATTGACCGGTGGATCCAATGAACGTACCGTCGCTGCGTGGAACTGGTTATACACAGTAACAAACCCATTAGGGGAAACGTTGGCATTAAAATTCGACGTAGATAATCCGTCTATTGAAATACTGACGGACCCTGCCCCTGTAGACACTGTAGGACCCGCGATACCTTCAACGATCATTACTGTCCAACAAGTGATGTACACACAATTAGGGCCCACTGGTGCGACAGGAGCGACTGGGGCAACTGGCGCGACTGGCGCAACGGGTGCCATCGGAGATACTGGTGCGACTGGCGCAACGGGTGCGACTGGGGCAACTGGTTCTACTGGAGCGACTGGGGCAACTGGTTCTACTGGTTCCACGGGGGCGACTGGACCACAAGGGTTACAAGGGGCGGGTGGACAGGTATTATATTTGAATTACCAAGACCCAGTGGGGGTGACTGCTCAATACATTTCACAGAACACTAATTTAGCGCCTCAGACGATTGTTACTGTTCCAATTGGCGCGACAACAACCCCTAAATTCGCTGGGTTATTCTATAGAGATGTTGCAACAATTACAGATCAACCGTTGATTACAAATGGCATTTGGGACTTAAATATATTTACTAACGCGGACCCCACATATGCAAATGAATCAACTTTAAATTATTTACTCTATATGATAAACGGCGCGACCGCAGGTGCGACAGCAGGGCAACAAATTTTAGACACGGTTGATCCCGCGATTGTCCCCCCGGTGTCTCTTCCTGCAAATGTTACACAAATAACCCCTGCATCGTCTTTTGTAAAAATTTCAAATACCACAATCAACCAAGTCACTTCTAGTGCGGAAGTGGACTACGTGGATCTTAGCGCTTACACCAACCCAGCTCTTCAAGCACAAATCTACGTTCAAAGCATTGTTGGTGCCACCGCGTTTAACGTTCGATTGTATTACCAAACCCCTTCTACGTATTCGCATCTTCATACTACATTAGGAATCGCAGGACCCACAGGCGCAACGGGCGCAACTGGTGCCACAGGAGCAACTGGTGCAACTGGTGCTACGGGAGCAACTGGCGCCACAGGAGCAACTGGTGCCACAGGAGCAACAGGCACTGTCGGGGTGGGAGGCACATATTATTCGGATTACCTCTTTTGGAATAACGGTACCAATTCATGGGTGGTTGGTTCCACCACTGTCCATATTGGTCAATTCTCAGGGTTGACAGGACAAGGCAATTACGCGGTGGCCATTGGAGCAAACGCGGGTCTAACGGGACAAGGCGCTGAATCCATTGCGATTGGGTACAATGCAAATGCAGCCGGGGTAGGTTCTACGGGAGCAGTAGTGATCGGTGCATACGCGGGAGGGACTAGCGTGGGTTCCAACTCTGTCATCATTGGCGCTTATGCTGGCGGAACAAGTATGGGTGCCAATTCGATACAAATAAACACATCTGGAATCCCAATGGCGGGAAGTCAAGGTTCTAATTCTATCATGTTAAGCGCGAATCAAGCGGATTTTGTGTGTGCCCCCAATTCAATTTCTTTGTTGGCAGGAGCTTCTAGTGCCATTGGTCCAACGGGTATCGGTGAAACAGGTGCTTTGTACATCACACCAATTCGCTCAAGTGCTTATACATATGCGTTAGGGTACAATGACTTTACCAAAGAGATCACTTACGCTCCTCAACAAATCATCGCGTCTAGCTTGACGGGTGCGACCACCAGCACTTACACCAATAATTATAATGGAAACCGAATCACGACACATACGTTTACGTCCAATGGGTCAGTTACATTTACTGGTGCTGCAAATAGCAGTATGAATATATTGCTAGTAGGTGGCGGAGGCGGTGGAGGTGGTGGTCAAAATTCTGGTTCTCGTGCTGGTGGTGGAGGTGGTGGCGGAGAAGTATTGTATATTAATAATTATACATTGATAAATGGAACGTATTCCGTGACAGTTGGTCAAGGTGGAACTGGCGGTGCTGCAGGGGCAGTAGGTTCTACTGGGGGAAACACAATTTTCTCCACTACAGGCGTCACATTTCGGGCAGCCGGTGGCGGACGAGGTGGAGCAAATGCAACGACGACAGCGGGACCTTCGATTACTGGGTCCACAGGAACAAGTTCAGGTGGTGGACCTGGGGCAGCGGGGAGCGCCGCAAGCACAGGCGACACATTTTTGTTCAATGTAGTTCCTTCTGGAGCCTATTATTATAATGCACCCTATTACCCTAACTCGCCCCCCAAGACGACGAACGATTATTATTCACATGAAAGTGGAACTAGTCCCGCAAACAATGGTTATGGCGCGGGTGGTGGAGGCGGTGCTTCTGGACCAGGTGGTGCTGGTACCAACCCCA